GGCGTAGCCGACGACGGCGACGGGCCGACGGACGAGACCTAGACGCAGCAGCAGCAGCAGCAGCAGCAGCAGCAGCAGCAGCAGCAGCAGCAGCAGCAGCAGCAGCAGCAGCAGCAGCAGCAGCAGCAGCAGCAGCAGCAGCAGCAGCAGCAGCAGCAGCAGCAGCAGCAGCAGCAGCAGGAAACCGAACTGGAACTGGTAATGATGCATACCGAGTTCCCGGCGTTCCCTGGCGCGCCGGATGAAGCCGATGTGCATCCTGATGAAGTTGAGAACTGGAAAGCCGCAGGCTGGAAAGTGAAGGAGTAACCATGCTCACTACTGACCCGGCTTCACCTGATTTTGACAGCTACGCCAGCGTTTCGGATCTGCAGGCGTTTGCCACCGCGCGCGGGTATGAGGTCCCGGCAGATGCTGCTGAGTGTGAGAATCTGCTGGTGCAGGCTATGGACTATCTGGCGGGCATCAACTGGCGTGGTTGCCGGGCGGATCCTGCCCAGCTGCAGGCATGGCCCCGACGGGGCGTGATGGCTGATGGAGTGCCATTACCTGATACGACCATTCCCCGGCAACTGGTGCAGGTGCAGTGCAGGCTTGCCATAGAGGCGCAGCAGATTGAGCTGATGCCGTCTTTCGATGCGGGTGGCGAGGTGGTGCAGGAGTCTGTTTCCGGCGCGGTAAGCGTAACGTATGCGGAGGGGAGCAGCAGAAGCGCCGCTTCTTTCCCGTGGCTCAACAACATGCTGGGCGGGCTGGTGGGCAATTCTAACCAGATGCGGCTGGTGAGGGGGTAACTTGGCTGATTTAAAAGCTGTACCGTTCACGAAGAAACCCACTTCCGGCGTGGATAACGGCGAAGTGATCCGCCTGCTCACCGACGCCCTGGAACATGCCCGGAAAGGCTCATGCCACAGCGTGGCGCTGCTGCTTATCAATAGCGACGGTAATGCGCTGGACTGCTGGCACAACGGCGGACGGCCTTATGTCATGGTCGGGGCGCTGGAGTCGCTGAAGCTGGATTTTATCAACGCAAATATTGAGCGCCGATAATATGCCTGTTAACTACACCCGCATGAAAGCCACCAGCACGCGCCTGCTCACTGAGAACGGCGCGGCGTACCCGGTAAAACGCAAGGGCACCGTGACGGTCACCGGCGGTGTTGAGCACCGCGATCCGGATAAGACCTTCACTGCAATCGGCGTACGTACTGATTACAAACCCGGCGAAATTGACGGTACGGTCATCATAAACGGCGACACGCGCATTGTGTTTACTGCCGACGCTGAGCTGCGCACCGGCGACATGGTGGACGTGGACGGCAAATGGTACCGCATTGAAAAGCCTAACCCGGTTAAACCAGGCAAACTGCTGCTGTGCTACCGCGCGCAGCTGAGGGCATAACATGGCAGATAACCAGGCGTTTATGGTGTCCATCAATGCGTTCGTCAGCCAGGCAAAGGCGCGGCAGGAAGAGGTGATGCGTGTGGTCGGCATCAAAATCCTGGCGCGGCTGGTGCAGATGTCGCCCGTCGGAAATCCCGAACTGTGGGCAGTAAACCAGACGGCAACAGCCTATAACGCTGCTGTCGCTGAGCACAACAGCCTGCTGCGACAGGATCCCGACAATCTGACTAAAGCTGGGCGGCTGCGACCGGGACGCAGGGTTAACGACAGCATGGACCTGAAAGTGCCGCCGGGCTATACGGGCGGGCGTTTTCGCGGTAACTGGCAGGTGTCGTTTGACCAGCAGGCTTCGGGCGAGACCGGGCGCATCGATAAGGCAGGCCATGAGACGATCGCCGCAGGCAGCCTGGTGCTCGAGCAGTTCAAGGTCGGTACCACGGCGGTCTATTTCTGCAATAACGTCCCGTACGCCTATCGGCTGGAGATGGGGCATTCCAGCCAGGCGCCCGGCGGCATGGTGCGCATCACCGCCGCCGAGTTCCGGCGGTTCTTCAGCGAGGCAGTCAGCGAGGTTAAAAATGATACCGGACATCACAACGGCGCTTGAGGCCATGCTGGGTCTGTGGGCGGACGGCGAGGGCGTGCCGGTGGCATGGGATAACATTCAGTTCGACCCGCCAGGCGACGGGCTTTATCTGATCTCCCACGATATGCCCGCGCAGCCCTACAGCATCGACCTGGCTGGTGGCTGCCGGGTCTACCCCGGCGTGTATCAGGTAACCGTCGTAGCGCCTGCTGGTGGCGGCAAATCACAGGCCAGAGCGCTGGCCCGCCGCGTCGCCGCGCTGTTCCGGGAAAATCAGGAGATCGCCGGCGACGGCTTTACCGCCTGGGTGACTTCACCGCCTGCCATCTTCCCCGGTATACCGGACGGCGTGTCCTACTCCATCCCCGTCAGCATCAACTACCGGGCTGATATTTCAGCCTGATCATCCCCACCGGCGCTGCCGGTTTACTTACTTTCATATTACGGAGAATCCCTATGGGCTTCGCATTACCTAATGGCGCCACGGTATTCGTCGGCTCGAAACTCGCCACGCCTGTGGCGGTGACGGGCGTGAGCAATGCCGCAGGCGCTGTCTTTACCGTAGCAAACGGCCACGGCCTCGCTGTGGGCGATGTGGTGCTGGTTACCAGTGGCTGGGCACTGATTGACAGCCTGGTGGCGCGTGTAACGGCGCAGACGACCACCAGCGTGACGATCGGGGTGATCAACAGCACCGACACCAACTTCTTCCCAGCTGGCTCCGGCGCTGGTTCACTCAGCAAAGTGGCGGAGTGGACTGAAATCCCGCAAATCACTGAGGTTGCACAGTCCGGCGGCGATCAGCAGTACACGCAGATCCAGTTCCTCGCCGATGACCGCCAGCGCAACCTGGCGACCTACAAGGCGGCCAAGTCGCAGACGTTCACCATGGCGCATGACTCTACACTGCCCATCTATGCCGTGCTGTCAGCCGCTGACCGTTCCGGTGACACGCTGCCGCTGCGCATGTACGTACCAAAGGCAAAAGAGATGCGTTACTGGTCCGGTAAAGCTTCTTTCGACCCGCAGCCGACCACTGCCGTAAACAACGTCGAAACGGTACAGCCTGCGTTTGCTATTCAGTCCCGCGATATCACCTTTTACAAAGATGCTGCCCCGCAGGCGGCAGCGTAACCCAGCCCGTTAACAGGCCCGTCAGCGGGCCTTTCTTTCTGCCGAGGAATACATGGCCACAAAGTTTCAGCTGCAACCCAAACCCACGTTTAAAGCCAATGTGACCATCCCGCGTGCCGGTGATGATGATGGCGTGCTTACCTTTACTTTCCGCCATAAGCCGATCAAGGAGCTGGCCGCGCTTGAGACGATGGAAGGCAAGACCGCCGTCGATTTTCTGGTGGAGATCACCGACGGCTGGGCGCTGCCGGACGCGTTCAGCCAAGAAAACCTTGAAGTGCTGCTGGACAACTACCCCGGCGCGATGAAAGCGATCGTCGGCACTTATTACCGCGAACTGACAGGTAACCGTGAAAAAAACTGATAGCGGTTGCCTCGGCGTTTTATACGCCTGAACCCTCCACCGAAGACCTGGCCGCGTTTGGCCTGAGTGCTGATGACTACACCGAAGAAGAGCAGACCGTTGAGGTATGGCCCGACGTCTGGCCCGCGTTCGCTGTCTTCCAGTCGATGGGCACGCAGTGGCGCACGGGCATGGGCGGCATCACCGGGCTGGATTACAACGTGCTGCCCTGGCTGATGAAGCTCAACGGCGTGGAGGATGAGGCAACCGCGTTAACGGATATCCGCGTAATGGAAAGCGCGGCGCTGAAGATTGTCCATCAGGGGGCGTAATGTCTGATATTGCAACGATTTCGCTCCGGGTGAATACCGTCGAGCTGGAGCGCGGGAATAAGGCGCTGGACGATTTCCAGCAGACGGCTGGCGGCGCCGCAGGTAAGGCCGATGATCTGAACTCGGTATTTCGCGCCGGGGCATCCGATCAGAAAAAGAATACCCAGAGCCTGAAAGAGCAGCAGCAGGAGCTACAGAACCTGCTCAACAAAATCAGCCCTGTTAACCGCGCAATGAACGAACTGGAGACGCTGCAGGCGTCGCTGGCGGGCTTTCGCGCAAAGGACATGCTGGGCGATGAAGATTACAGCCGCTTTAACTCCGTGCTGGATACCACCCGCAACAAACTCTTTCAAGTCATGGAGGCGGAGACCGCCGAAGGGCAGGAGCGGTTAAAACTGGCTCAGGAGACGCAGCGCGCCACCGCAGCGCAGGACAGCTTCCTGAAGTCGATCTCTGATCAGGCGGCGACGTTCCGCGCCAGCAAAGCGGACATGGCCGAGTACCGGGCGGCGCAAATGGGGATCGCCGAAGAGGCCGCCCCGGTTATTGCCCGGCTGCGCGAGCAGGAGCGCGCTGTTCAACAGGAGGCTGCCCAGCGCCAGACTGCCGCCAGCCAGTCCCGGATGATTAAACAGGCCATTGCTGAAATGGAGGCGGCGGAAAGGGCCGAGGCGGCGGAACTCAGACGTAACCAGAATATCCGCGAATCGTTCATCTCTTCGCTTCAGGACCAGGCGAACGCAATGGGCAAGACGCGGATCGAACTGCTGGAGATGAAAGCCGCACAGCTCGGTGTATCGGAGCAGGCCGCCCCGTTCATTGCAAAACTGGGTGAGCAGGAAAGGGTTTTCAGCAAAGGCACCCTCAGCGCCGGGCAGTATCAGCAGGCCCTGAGGATGCTTCCCGCACAGTTCACTGATATTGCCACTTCCATTGCTGGTGGCATGCCGTTATGGATGGTGCTGATCCAGCAGGGTGGGCAAATCAGCGATTCATTCGGTGGTATTGGCGGGCTGTTTCAGGTCATCAAGGAAGAGTTGCTGGGGATTAAGGACGCGTCTGATGATTCTTCAGAATCTCTTTCAGAAAATGCCAACGCACTGGCGGAGAATGCCGAGCACGCCAGCGGCCTGTTGCGCTTTCTGACACCAACCAGGCTGGCCGTGGGGGGCTTTACGGCAATTCTTGGCGGTATGGCTGTTGCCGCCTGGCAGGCTGAGCAGGCTAACCGCGAACTCTATCAGTCGATTGTATTAACTGGAGGAGCGTCTGCGACGTCTACAGGTCAGCTATGGAAAATGGCTGAGCAAATAGGCGAAAGCACGACTGCTAGCATCAACTCCGTTTCAGAGACACTGGCTCGCCTGGCCCAGTCAGGAAAATTTACTACCGCCCAGCTGCAGCTCGTGGCGCAAACCTCCCAGCAATGGACGCAGGTAATGGGTAGTGGGGCCGAAAAAATTGAAGCCTCATTTGCCGAAATAATGAAGTCGCCGGTGAAGGCGCTGGCTGAACTGAACTCCCAGTATAATTTTTTGTCGGTCTCACAATTAAATTATATTGCCGGGCTGGAGGACTCAAATAAAAAACAAGAGGCTGTCAGCGAAGGCATGCGTATTTTTGCAGATACCATGCAAAAGCGTATGCAGCAAATTGATGATGCAAGCACACCTCTGGAACAGATGTGGGATAGCATAAAAAAATGGTCTGCTGACGCCTGGAAGTGGGTGGGAGATCATACTATCGGTGCCCTTAACCTGATCATCGATGTCGTTGCAGGAACAGTTGAGCAGGTCCAGATTTTACTGAAGCAGGGTGATGTCCTCATTGCTGAGTTTGCCAACTCCGCTTATGAGAAAACTAAAAACATCCCCGGCATGAAGTCCATGTTCGGTGATATGGCTTCGGACAATAAAGCATTTATTGCCCAGACCAAAAAAGACATTGCTGAGCTTGAGAAATCCTACACGGCACGCGATGCGCGAGTACGTAAAGGGGAAATGGGCTATGTAAACCGTGACAGGAGCACAACGGTAGACAGCGGCCCGAACCAGCAAAGCAAGGTTACTGACCGAGCGCAGCAAATACTGAAAGACCGACAGAAGAAGAACAGGCAGACCACGACTTCAGCTGGTGACAGCGCGGAAGACAAGGCGCAGGCTGATCTGCTGGCCCTTCAGGCGCAACTCATGGTTCTGAAAGAGCTCCAGGGCATTAATGACGTTATCAGTCAGCAGCGTAAGGATTTATGGAAAACCGAGGCGCAGTTTGCCGTACTGGAGGAAGCCGCCGGTAAGCGCAAGCTCTCCAGGCAGGAACAATCCCTGCTGGCCAGCAAAGACCAGGTACTGGCGCTGGCGCGCCAGAAGGCGCTACTGGGTGACCAGATCACCGCCCAGGAGCAACTGAACAAGCGCATGGACGCGGCCAGCAAGTATGTCACGCAGATGGCAGAAAAGCAGGCCGGGCTTGAGTCAGGCGCAACGATGAGCGACAGGCTGGCCAGCCGCGAGACAGCGCTCTCTCAGCTGCGTAGCGGCTGGATTAATGCCGGCGGCAGCCTTGATGATGAGGGCTACCAGAAGGAGCTTAAAGCAGCTCAGGATTACTATGATGCTGAGGATAAGCTTCGCGGTGACTGGCGGGCTGGCTTTAAGAAGGGCTGGGCTGAGTACTTGGACTCTGCCACAAACGTCTACGCCTCCATGCAGAGCGTGGCGCAGTCAGCCATGGGCGGCATCTCTGACATGATGACGAGCCTGGTCACCACCGGCACGGCCAGCTTCAAGGCATTTGCCGCATCGATGATGAAGATGATCGCTGACGTCATTAACCGGCTGCTGGTGGCCTACGCCGTGCAGTCCGCGCTGGGGTGGGCAACCGGGAGTGTCAGCAGCAGCGGCGGAAGCACGCCATCAGGCGCCTACGCCAGTGCCGCAAATTCCGGCGTCAGCCTCTATGACACTGGTGGCTATACCGGCCCCGGCGGCAAATATGAGCCTGCAGGCATCGTTCATAAAGACGAGTTTGTCTTCACCAAAGAGGCCACAAGCGCGCTGGGCGTCGATAACCTCTACGCGCTCATGCGAAACGCCCGGGGCTATGCCAGCGGTGGTCTTGTCGGACGGGCACCTATGTTCGGCCTGAGCAATAACGCGGGTGCGGCCAACATGGCCCCAGTAATCCAAACCACAGTACACGTTGATGCTAACGGTAATGCTTCGGCGCAATCAGAAGGCTCTGGTGATGCAATGGGCCGGGCGCTGGCGGCGGAGATGCAGAATGCAGCCACTCAGATAGTGCAGAAGCACCTGAAGAACGGTGGAATGATTTACAACTTTGTTAAAGGCAGATAGCCCACCAAGGTGGGTTTTTTTTATGGAGTAAATATGGCAGTCGAAACTTACAAGTGGCCTGTGCAGCTGGGCGGTGGGGCCATTGAGTATGCCCAGGCTATCCGCTCCGCCCAGTTTGGCGACGGGTATGAGCAGGTTGCCGAAAACGGCATTAACTCCACGGCCATTCAGGTCCCGATGAAATATGTTGGCAAGGAGACTGAGGTTAATGAGATCCGCGCCTTCCTGCTGGCCCACATCGTAAAAGCCTTCATCATCATCCCGCCGGGAGAGGAAAAGGGTCTTTATCGCGTCGTAGCTAACTCAGTGCGTAAGAACCTGATCAGCAGCAATGCCGCAGAACTGACGTTCACCATCAAGCGGGCTTACGGAGTTTACGCATAATGGCACTGGTCGATCAGGCTGCAAAACTGGCACCCGGCGGCAGGGTGCGATTAATCAAAGTGGATGCGTCAGAATTTAGCGGCGGGATCCATCGCTTTCACTACAGCCCGTTTCCCCACACGCCAGCCGAGATTGACGCGGCGAACGGCGACGAGGCCAGGCTGGGGCCGAAGCCCATCATCTGGGATGGCAACGCCTACGAGTTCTGGCCTTTCCAGGTCACCGACCTGGCGCTTTCAACGGATCAGGCCGCCGAGCCAAAGCTCAGCGTTTCTAATCTGGACGGCCATATCACTGCGCTGTGTCTCCAGTTTAAAGACATGGTGAATGCAAAGGTGAGCATCATTGACACCTACGCGGTTTACCTGGATGCGGTGAACTTCCCGGGCAGTTTTAATCCGACAGCAGACCCGACGATGTTCTCCCTTCAGACCTTCTGGCTGGACACGAAAACCTCGGAAGACGACGAGGTGGTGTCCTGGTCGCTCAGCAGCCCGGCTGACCTGCAGAACCTGGTCATACCAA